TCCACCTTCAGAAATACAAGAAGAACATATTTGTTGTAATGTATAAGTTCCAGCCGTCAACGTTCCAGCTCTTTCAATCTCATAACGAATTGGAAGATTGGCCGTTTGCATGTAAACAGTTGTTAAATTATTTGCATTATAAAAAGTATGAGCTGTAATTAATTGACCATTAATAACAAAACCAACTCTAACAGAACCTACTCCTAACCATTCAATATCTATAAATAATATATTTGATGCTGCTGCATTTAATGTATAACCACTTGGACCACTTCCATTTAAGGTATCCCCATTCCAACTAGATTGTGATATTTCAGTATCAACTGCTGCTCCCGATGTATAAGTTCTTCTTACTATTTTAAGTGTTGTTCCATCTGCTGTAAAAAATATTCCATTATTTGCATCAAATAAACCTACCTTTTGTTTTAAGTTTGCAGTCAAAGTATTCATTACAAATGTATTAAATATAAGTAATGACTTACCTGGTTGATAAGACATAACTCTTTTAGATTGTCTTATTGTTTTAGATCCTGCTGCTTCTGTTACATTTAAATTAACTGTAGACTTATTAGCTGTATAAGTAACACTTCCACCATTTGCAGTAGATTCATCAAATAAAGTATTCTTTGACATAATACTTTTACTGTCAAAGATTGTAAGTGGATTAGAAACTCTTAATCTTCCAAACGCATCTACACTATTTCCACCAGGAACTATGACTGTAGGATTAGATGGAGTACCTGTATCACATCCAAATCCATTTTGATTTCCATACATAAATTGTAGCATCGCTGCTTGTTCGTTAATTAAATCTTGTTGATATCCAAAGTTAAGTTGATCTTTAATTGTGTTAACTGCTTCAAGTATTTGTCTTTGATTATTAACATCATAATTTTGTGTTGGTTCCGGTACATATGCTGTTATCTTTGCCATTATCTTCTACCACCTGCTTCAATATCTAATCTCAAAGTTCCATATCTCCAAGTTTCACCCACTGCATCATTTTCTATTTTTAAACTCACCTGTCTTCCTCTCACGCGCGTATCTACTTTAGTCGTTGAAGATGTAATTGTAAATGGTCCTGTAATTAAAGGTGGTGTTGAAGATGGAGTTGAATCAGCATCTGCTGGATAGTCTCTAAAGAATAAAGTTATTTTTGCATTGCCTTCTAAGCTCTTAAAGTCTGGAATAAATCTTTTAACACGCATGATTAATTGACCATCACCAGCTAAACCTTGTTCTGATAAATCATAATCTCCTGATTTAATATAAGCTGCAATAGGTGTTTGAACACCATTTGCATCTACTTCATTGACACCCGTTTCTTGTGCCCAGTATTTAGTTGAACCATATAGATTACTTACACCATTAATAGTTGGAAATGTTGGTGTACCATTTGTTATATATTGTGTCGCATATGGTAAATCAAAAGTAACAGAATCTTGATATGTTGTTCTAGTTAAAGATCCAACAGCCCAAGTATTTTCAACGAAGTTATAAACTACATTTCTATCTAATTGAGTTGATCCTGATTTTGCATAAAACCAACCAACTTCATTATATAAACTATTATGATATGCATAAGTTATTTGACTTGCATCATAGTTAATTCCTAAATTATCTCCAATATCTGTAAATACAAAGTCTTCAACTAAAGATGGTAATTGTTTTACTGTTCCATCAAATGCAAAGAAACCTCCTCCAAATCCCATCCAAAATACTGCTCCTTGTGCAAATACCATTGCATGTTGACCAATACATCCACAGTTTGTTCCAACCTGTCTTACAGAAAATGTAAATGGAGGACCAACAAATTGAATAGTATATGCTGCTTGATCAGTTAATACGAAGATATAATCTTTACCTTGTATAGCTCCTATAATCTCGTTTCCCGTATCTAGTCTAAAAGTTCCTGCAGTGTTTGTAACCGTTGGATTCCAAGTATTAATATCTTCTTGATTTGAGAATCTTATAAACATAGGGTCTTGTGTAGTTGGATCTCCAATTGTAGTTTCTGTTCCCATTAAGAATAAATGTCTATCTCGATCTGATACAACAGAACAAATTGAAGCTGTTGGAGCATTTGCAACAACTGCAGCTCTTACAGTTAATCTTGCTATTGCAGAAGGATCCCATGTAAATGTCTTACCATTCTTAACTGTTGCAACTAGAATCTGACCATAGTTATCAAGTGACCACGAACCTGGCGCTAATATAACACCTGCAGTATTTGATTCTTCTCCCCAATCAACCCAACTTGTTGCATTAGTTACAGTTGCCCCTGTTGAATGAGAAGCCGCTGTTGATCCATTTGCACCTCGAGTACAGCCTAAAAATTGAGTTGCATTTTTACTTGTATAAGTAATTAATTCTGTGCCAATATCTATTCGACCAGATGCTGGAAATGCTGAAGCTGAGTTAACTGTAATAGTTGTAACAATATTATCTATTCCACCATTTAATGTAGTTGTAACTGCTGTTGGAATTGTTCCACCCCAATATCCAGTTCCAAATCCAAAGGCTGGAGTTTGAAATGTAGGTCCAATAGAAATATAAGGAACTGCTGTTAAAGTTCCACCTGTTGTTACACCTGTGCCTGTTTCATTAGATGGCATAGTAAGTGTAAATGTACCTGATGTTGGTACTGATTTAACTTCAAAAACGTTTGTTGTAAAACTTGCTGATGTATAACTTGTTGTAGGTAATCCTGGTGTTGTTGCTGCAGAAAATATTAAATAATCTCCAACTTCTAATCCATGAGCTGCTTTAGTAATTGTAACAGTTGATGACCCTGTTGTTGATGTAAAAGTACAACTTGTTAATGGTGTATCTAGTGGTGTGATATCATAAAAAGAACCTTCATAATAAATAACTAATAATTTTGAAGTTCCAATAGCTGCATATTTTTTACCATCTAATGCAGTCCAAGTATGCTGGTCTCTTGCAGGTCCTGCCAAGGTGCTAGAAACGAGTTGCTGGAATCCACCTATTTTTTGTGGTTCACCATACCTAAATCTAATATTATCACCATCAATCCATTGCCCTTCGGCTCCGGTTGCAGTTTGTTGTTTATTAAATCCAGGCTTAAATTGTATCTTCTGTAAAGGCATAAGTACCCATTATATATCATTATTTTATAATGTAACGCGATATATTACATCAAATGCTGTATTAATACCATACATGATATCCATACCCATAACGTATTAAAACCTATTAATGTAGGAAGTAATTTTTTATTAGATGCCCATATTAATGTTAAACTTGTAAACAATGTTAAAAAATATAACCACCACAACTGTATTTTAAATATTAAACCTGGAACAATAATTAAAGCTTTTGTTAACCAACTTAAAAATTCAACTATATTGTAATCAGTCCAATATCTTTTAGTAAAAAACATTCCATAACTTTTTTTAATACTTTTAAAAGAACATTTATAATAAACAATAAAAGTTAATAATAACCATATTAATGTTGCAATTAAAATTTGGTAAAAAGACATTAGATATATTTAAACTATTTAAATAATTTTTTAATTAATCCCCTAAAACCAGTATTTTCTTTAAAATATTCTAAACACTCAGCAATGGTTTGCTGTCTAATATATTCATCTCTAATTTCTTGAGAAGTGGGTTGAGGTAATTCGCTATCCCATCTATCTATAATAAACTGACCAGCGGAAGTTAAATCATAACTAGCACCGGGTGCGAGGGACTTCATTACAGTATTAATTCCCCAAGAAAAACCATTCTCGTTCGTGTAAGCTTTAATAGTTTCTTCAACTGTTAATTTCATAATACAAGTTCAGTTAGATTTTTATTATTACCAATTGTGCCTTTAATAAAGACATTAAAAGCTAAACTAATTCTAGTATTATCTCCTTGTTTAGTTTCTACCATGTGAGTTAATGAAGAAGGAAATAGTATTACATCTCCAGTCTTTACAGGAAACCACCAAGATTCTGAGTTCCATATATTCCAATCTTTTACTTCTAGTTTAATAGTTTTATAGTTATCATTAAAAAATTTAATCTTATCGTGTTCTTCATGGCAGTTAATATAGAATACTCCTGATACTAATGAATTTGGGTGTGAGTGTTTATGATGAAATTGATTTGTTTCAGTATAGTTTAACCAAGACTGAGTTATGTAAGGTGTAATACTGTCAGAGGGTGAAATAACTTTATCAAAATAA